TTATAGATCCCAGACAACGCCCCGGTGTAGGGGTTAGCGCCCCCGGTTTTCTTGGAAGATGTCAGTTTGAAGTTAATGTCACTAGCATCACAGGCGTTAATGGAGACGGCAACATTGGTGTGCCGCAGGCCACAATCCAGACAGAAGTTTCACCCAGCGGTCAAGCGGGTGATGGAGAAGTTGGTTCTTTAGTAAGAGAAATAGAAGTTACTGGCGTTCAAGGATTAGGCGGATCTTCTGAAGTTGGGGTAGAAGCTCTAGACATTTCAATCGATGAGACTGGTGTCGGAGGTTCTGGGGATGTTGGCGATGTATTCCACTTCTTGCAAGTCAATCCAATTGGTGTCGATGGTATTGGCGATGTCGGAACTATAGATCTAATAAACCAAGCGTTTGTTACAGGATCTGGTGGTAATGGCGCTGTTGGAGTAGCAACAGTAGAAGATCCATTTGGATGGGGTATTGGGCCTTGGGGTCTTGGTCCTTGGGGTGATACCGAAGGGAGGCCACATCCCATTGGACAGGCAGGTGCTGGTGGAGTATCTTCAGTGACAATAGCAATCGAAACATCTTGGGGCCAAGGTGGCTATGGCGAAAATACTTGGCAATGAGGATAGATAAATGAATTATACAACTTTAGTTGCAAATATTCAGAACTTCTTGGAAGATGACAGCGCAGAGTTGCAAGCCTCTATTGATCAGATCATAGAGCAAGCTGAGACAATGATTTTTCAGAGGTTGCCTAATCTTCCTTGTTTTAGAAAAACCACTACAGCAAGTATGGTGGCTGGAACTGCTGATTACACAATTCCGTCTGCAAGAATGATCCGTCAAGTATCTATTATATCTTCCAACGTGGCTTCTTATCTGAACCATAGAGTTGATTCTTATATACGAGATTATTCTCCAAACGCGACTACGCAAGGCATACCAGTCATGTATAGCACAAAAAGTGCTGGTACGGCTGGAACCGTGATAACTCTTGCACCTACACCAAATTCCACTGATACTTATCAAGTAGATTTTATTGCCCCTGAAACGGGACTAAGTTCAGGCAACACAAACAACTGGATCGGTGATAATGTCGAAAATGTGCTGCTTGCCGCGTGTTTGTATGAAGCGTCAGCTTTTCTTAAAGCTGGAGAAACATTGGCGCTTTATAAGACACAATTTGACGAAGCGGTGCAACTTACAGTACAAGAGATGCAACGTGATTACGCAGCAGAATATAACGGAGGTCTATAATGGCTATTACACAAGCAATGTGTACACAATTCAAACGAGATGTAATGCTTGGGCTGCATGATCTTGATAGTGACGCAATAAAAATCGCCCTTTACAGCAGTTCAGCAAATCTAGATTCGACTACAACCGCATATACCGCGACAGGTGAAGTTTCTGGAACTGGTTATTCTGCGGGTGGAGAAACATTAACCAACGCATCTGTTGTAGTAAACAGCACAAGCGGTTGTTTCGATTCTGATAATCCAGAATGGACTAACGCAACATTTACAGCTCGCGGGGCATTGATATATAATTCTACTGAAAGCAACTTAGCAATTGCAGTATTGGATTTTGGTGGTGACTTCTCTGTTGCTGGCGGTACATTCCGCGTTGTTTTCCCCGCTCAAACAGCTAACACAGCAATCATAAGGATCGATTAAGATGGCTTCTACCTATGTAAATGACCTTCGCCTCAATGAGATGGCAACTGGCGATCAGTCAGGCTCATGGGGAACAGTCACGAATACTAACCTTGAATTGATCGGTGAAGCGTTTAGCTATGGCACAGAAGCCATAACAACCAACGCTGACACTCACACAACAACGATTGCTGACGGGGCTTCAGATCCCGGCAGGGCAATGTATTTGAAGTACACAGGCGCTCTAGATAGTGCATGTACGATCACAATCGGGCCAAATACTGTCAGCAAAATGTGGTTCATTGAAAATGCCACTAGTGGATCTCAGAACATCATCATATCTCAAGGTTCTGGGGCCAATGTCACGATTGCGGCGGGTGAAACTAAGGCTGTATATAGTGATGGTGCTGGGGCTGGCGCTGCTTTCTTTGACGCCTTCGCAAATCTAAGTGTTGGAGCTATCACGGGTGATGGATCTGGTCTTTCTAAAGTTGTAGATCAAACATCTGCCACAGGATCAGCTAACATTCCTGTAGGTACTACAGCCCAACGTGATGGAAGTCCTGCTACAGGTCAGCTTAGATTTAACTCTACTGATACATCTTTTGAAGGATATAACGGCACTGCTTGGGGTAGTATTGGCGGCGGTGCAGAAGATGGTATCTTCTACGAAAATGATCAAGCGGTGTCTTCTAGTTACACTATCGTATCAACAAAGAACGCAATGACAGCAGGGCCAATCACCATTAATAGTGGGGTAACGGTTACAGTAGAAACAGGCGCAAGATGGGTGGTTTTATAAATGGCTATTACACTAAACGGCACAACGGGTATCACAACTCCTGATATTGATAGCACGGCTGGATTTGATGCTGCTGATATTACGGGTACAATCTCACAATCTCAATTGTCTGGTGAGGCAGTAAACGAGAGCAAGCTGCAAGTCAGTAATGCTCCAACCAATGGCTATTTCTTGTCTGCACAGAGTGGCAACACAGGTGGCATGACTTGGGCAGAAGCTGGCGGCGGCAAAATTTTGCAAGTAACTCACGCCTTTAACGACACATATGCATCTGCATCTGCGGGGCAACTTTTGAGCGCTGTAGAGGCAAATATTACTCCGACATCTGCATCTTCTAGAATTGTTATTAGCACTAACGGCAATTTCTATTACAACAGCGGGTTCGAACTGTGGCTGTATCGTGATGGCACGTTACTTGAAGAATACCAGAGTTTGAGCCGGAATAATTGGCAAATGGAAACTGTTCATTTTGTTGACACCCCAAATACTACGTCAAGTGTTAGTTACAAATTTAGAATAAGTGCTGGTGGTACTGTTTATGTGAATAACAACAGCGGCGGCAGCAGTACAATGATCTTAATGGAGGCAAACTATGCATAAACTGGAAGCAATACACAAGCTATATCCAAATGTTGCTACAACTGTGGATTTTGTTGCCTATGATGCAGATGGTAATGTCGTTGATTATGATGAAGCGGCGGTTGATGCAGAGGTTGCCGCACACGCTTATAAAGAAACTCGTGCCGCAGCTTATCCAAGCATAGAAGATCAGCTTGATGACATCTATCACAACGGCATTGATGCTTGGAAAGCTAACATATTGGCGGTGAAGCAAGCTCACCCTAAGCCTGAGTAAAGGACAGTAGAATGAGTAAAATAGCATTAACACCCAACGCTAGTGGGACTGGTACGTTTACCCTTGCTGCGCCTAACTCTAACACAAACCGCACAATAACTTTGCCAGACAGCGATGGAACTTTGCTCGCTTCTGATGTAAACGGCACTCTCGACATCGAACAGGTGTATGAAAAGGTAACTGTGCAAACATCTACAACAGGCACAATAACTTTTGACACAACCGCTCAGGCTGTTGAGCTATACACGGCGGATCAAACGGCTAACCGCACGATTAACTTTAGTAATGTCAATGCTAACTTGGATATTGGTCAGTCTGTTACTTCGGCCATTTTGCTAACTAATGGTGCAACGCCATACTATCTCAACGCCTACCAAGTAGATGGATCTTCGGTTACTCCAAAATGGCAGGGCGGCACTGCCCCCTCCGCAGGTAATGCTAGTAGCATCGACAGCTACAGCTTCACTATTATTAAGACTGCGGATGCCACGTTCACAGTTCTGGCAAGCCAAACTCAGTTCGCATAAGGGGATAGACTAATGCCTTTACTTTCAACATTCGGAGCTGGGTCTGCGAGAGGTCTTGGTTTCGGTAAAGGCTTGCCCAAAGTTGGTTTTTCTTTCCTAATTGTCAGCGGCGGGGCTTCTGGCGGATCGGGGGAAAGTGCAGACTACCGAGCGGCTGGCGGGGGCGGAGCGGGAGGTCTTCTTGCCGATAGCTCAGATTTTATTTCTGGCAATCAATACACTATAACGGTTGGAGCGGGTTCTGGGGGACTAAACCCACCAACAGCGGGTGGCGTTTCTTCTATTTCGGGTACGGGCTTGACCACAATATCCCCAACAGCGGGTGGTCCGGGCGCTTCTGCGGGTAGTGACTACAGCCGAGATGGTGGCTCGGGCGGTGGCGGGGCCGTTGGAGGAGAGCAAGGCAGCGGGTCAATAAGAACTCCGGGTTCTGCGGTTTCGGGTCAAGGTAATGATGGCGGAACAGCTTTCTTTAGCTCCAGCACCCTTGCAACAGGCGGCGGTGGTGGTGGAGCCGGAGCGGCTGGATCAAATGCAGGGAATGGCTCGGCAGGATCGGGGGGCAACGGGTTTACGTCCTCAATTACTGGATCGTCTGTAACTTACGCTGGCGGCGGTGGCGGTGGCTATGGCGGCAGTGGATCGGGCGCGTCCGGCGGATCGGGCGGCGGCGGCAAGGGCGCGGGTTCAGACGTTTCTGATACAGCCGTTTCAGGGTCCGCAAATACTGGCGGCGGCGGTGGCGGCGGTGGCGGCAATACGGTCCGTAAAATTGGTGCTTTTGGCGGTTCTGGCGTTGTAATTCTTAGCATACCCACAAGCGATTATACTGGAACCGTAACGGGTTCTCCCACGGTAACTACGTCTGGCAACAACACGATATTACAGTTTAACTCAAGCGGGACTTACACGGCATGAGCCATTTTGCAAAAATAGAAGATAAAATTGTTACTCAGGTAATCGTTGCAGAGCAAGATTTCATAGATACTCAGGAAGGTACTTGGGTTCAGACATCTTATAATACTCGCGGCGGTCTTCATTCTTTGGGCGGCACACCATTGCGTAAAAATTATGCTGGAATTGGCATGATTTACGATGCCGCACGGGATGCTTTCTATTCTCCACAGCCCTACCCAAGTTGGTCTTTGGACGAAGGAACGTGCTATTGGGGGCCACCTGTCGCAATGCCTGACGATGAAAACAATTACACTTGGAACGAAAGTACGTTAAGCTGGGATCAAGTTGCATCACCCGAAGGTGAAGGAGAGTAGATATGAGTACGATAAGAGTAGACACAATCACAGACGAGGCTGGTACTGGCGCTCCAAACTTTTCAACGGGCGCAAGCGTTACGGGGACAATGACAGCCACGACTGTTAAACCAACAGTTTATCAAGAAACCTATGTTGCCAACTCGACAGGCGCAACCACAACGCTTGATCTGTCAACTGGCACAAACTTCTCTGTCACTTTGTCAGAAAACACTACGTTTGCATTTAGCAACCCGCCATCAAGCGGGACTGCTTATGCCTTTACTTTGGTTGTTACTCAGCCCTCAACGGCGGTTACAATCGCATGGCCTAGCTCAGTTGATTGGGCTGGGGCTACTGCACCAGATGCACCGGGTAACTCTGAAGTCAACGCCTACGGCTTTATGACACGAGATGGCGGCACAACTTATTATGGCTTCCTTGGAGGTGCGGCCCTTGGCTAAGTCATTTCAATCAGTTTTCATGGGCGCTGCGGGTTCTGCTGGAGCGGGGGAACCCGTCGATTCTTCATTCAATACCGTATCGTTCCTGTCACACTTCGATGGCACTAACAACGGTGTCAACAACGTGTTTGATGATAGCTCGTCTAGTAACCACACCATAACCGCCAATGGCAATGTAACCCAAGGTAGCTTCGGCCCGTTTGCTCGGCCTGATGGTGAGTGGGCTGTGAGCTTTGATGGAACTGATGATTATTTAACTTTGCCAGCCAACAGTTTAGATTTGTCAAACAATGACTTTACTATTGAAAGCTGGGTTTTTACTGCGTCCACAGGCAAACAAAACATCATTGGTGCAACTAGAAACTCCGATGGTGTCGGGTCGTATATGATAAATATTAACAGAAACTCTAATCAAGTTAGGTTTTTCTGTAGATACAACGGCGGTACAGTATTAGATTATAATGTTGGATCTGGAAGTTTCCCATTAAATGCTTGGACGCACTTGGCGGTAACAAGGGACGGAGCCAACCTTCGTGTTTTTATTGATGGCACTCAGGTGGGAACGACCAACACAACATTGGGTTCCTTCTCCATCGACAATGCTTCGCTTAACGGCAATATATATTACATTGGCACGACGACTGATGGTGCAAGCGATTTTCTTGGAAATCTGAGTAACCTTAGAGTCGTAATTGGTACAGCCGTTTATACTTCTAACTTTACTCCAAGCTCGTCGCCTTTGACTGCAATAACAAACACTAATTTTTTAGGCTGTCAAAGCAATCGTTTCGTTGACAACTCTTCGTCAGCCCACACGATCACACCTTCTGGCAATCCAAAGGTATCCGCCTTCGGCCCTTTCCTGACCTCTTCTGCTTATGACGCAGGGGTTAATGGTGCGAGTGCTTACTTTGTGAATGAGGTTGGAGAGTATCTAGACACTCCCGCTAGTTCTGATTTTGCTTTTGGCACAGGAGATTTTACTGTTGAGTTTTGGTTCTATCAAGAGGTCAGCGGGTATCGTGTGCTAATAGATCAGGTTTACGGAAACCTTGGAATATCTATATGGATAAACGATAGTAGGCAGCTTGTTTTTTACTATGATGATTCGGCAGGGGGCGGTTTCGGGGTCGCAACAACGGCTGCCGTAAATTATAACGAATGGAACCATGTGGCACTTGTTCGGTCTAGTGGCGTGACAAGAATATACGCCAATGGGGTTAGCGGGGCTACTTACTCTGATAGCAACAACTATACTTCGACTACAGGTTTGACGGTTTCAGCGGATTACAATGTTAACACTTATCTTTTCAAGGGTTATATGTCTGATGTCAGGACAGTCAAAGGCACAGCGGTCTACACCAGCAACTTCACTCCACCCACAGCCCCACTTACAACAGTAACAAACACCAAGCTCTTGCTTAACATGGCAGACGGACAGGCGATTGACAGCGCAGCGCAGCGCAATCTGACGTTGTATAACGGTGCCAAGATTAGCAGCACCCAGAGCAAGTTTGGTGGTACGTCTTTGGCTCTGGATGGTACTGATGATTATTTAACATTCGGGCCTAACGGAATTACAATAAGAAATGATTTTACTATAGAGGCTTTTGCTTACACATCTACTATTGAAGCAGATCAATGTCTTTTTGGTAGCTCGGCTTCTGATGATAGCCAAGTGTTTAGAATTAATTACAGCACTGCTGATAATATTTTAGTTTATGCTGACGGGGCTTTTATGCTTGGAAACTCTTCTTCACCAAACACTGCCCTAAGTGGAATAAACGCTAACACATGGTTCCATTTGGCAGTCACACGGGAGTCAGGAGTGTGTCGTTTGTTTGTTAATGGTGTATTAAAAGAAACAAACAGCAGCTTTACAAACAATTTCGTTTTGAGAATGATTGGTCAAAAAGGTTATACAACACCCGCCTATTGGAACGGCTTCGTCGATGAGGCTCGTATTACTCTTGGAACAGCCCGTTACACCGCCAACTTCATACCGCCAACCGCAGCATTCGCAAATAAAGGACAGTAATTATGAAGATCGCAAGACTAGATGGATCAACGGTTGGCGAGATAGCTGACCACAAGACACTATTTCCAAACGTGTCATTCCCCAGCACAGGCCCAGATGCAGATTGGCTGGCGGCTAATTCATGTGCAGAGGTCGTAAAGTTTTTGGATTTCGATAGTGGAACGCAGCGTAGCGATCCTGCCGATCCATATCTGGACGATGGTAAGGTTTACACACGCCGGGTGGTTGACCTATCGGCTGAAGAGCAAGCTGCAATAGTTACAGCGTCCAACGATGCAGCGGCCACACGCAACCGCGCGGAACGTGATCGGCGGTTGGCCGAAACAGATTACTTGGCTCTTTCCGATGTGACAATGTCTGACGCCATGGCAACCTATCGTCAGGCTCTGCGCGATATCACAACTCATGCCAACTGGCCGAACCTTGTTTATCCAGACATGGACGGCAGTGGTGGCGACTGGCCGACGAAACCATAATAAATAGAGGCAAAATATAATGGATAAACGTACAGTGGCTTCGGCGCATGAGCGGATTGACCTTGTTGAGAAAGATGTTGTGGCTCTCTCAACTCAGGCGTCGATACAGTTCAAAGAGGTTTTCATCAGGATTAAGCGTCTGGAAGCCATTTTAATTGGAACGGCTGGCTCCATTATTGCTCTCTTGGTCGCAGTACTGACTAAAATGGGATAACAAAATGATCGATCCCTTCACAGCGGTCGGTCTCGCTACATCTGCTTTTAACATTTTAAAGCAGGGTCTTAGTGCGGGAAAGGACATTCAAGAAATGTCTGGAACCTTAGCCAAATGGGGTGCTGCGTTTTCTGATTTCCAGTACGCCGAACATCAATCTAAAAATCCACCTTGGTACAACTTCAAAGGTTCTACCGCTGAAAGTGCAATTGAAATATTTGCGCAACGCAAGAAGATGGAAGGCATGCGGAAAGAAATTAAGGAATATATTTCATGGAACTACGGCCCTTCCGCTTGGGATGAGGTCTTGGCGATTGAGGGTGAGATGCGCAGGCAGCGCAAACAAGACCTTTATCGTAAAGAAGAGTTTAAACGCGCAGTTATTGAGTGGACTTTAGGTATTCTCATTGCCA